GCCTTGAGATTGCCGGGATAGCTCGACAGACTGAAGCGTTGAAACCCCGCCAGATAACGGGGGGCCAACATGTCAGCTGGAGGAGAGTACGCGTAGGCGAACCCCGGCTCCGGATCGTCGTTGACCCAAGCCACTTCGGCGTCTCGTTCCTTCAAGAGCGCCAGGCGCTTCCACGCCTTCGTTGAGGGCCAGGGTGCCGCGCGAAGCACACGATCTCGTACCGGACCGAACCAGAGGCGGCAGATTTCGGCTTCGCGCGACTTTTCCGTGGGGGCGGCCACTTTGCTACGAGTCCCCACCGAACTCAGGGCGAGATTGTAGATAGAGACTTCGTCGCTGATCATGGCCGTCCCTTAGAGCTTCAGCTTGTTGTCGGCTTCTGTCTTGGCCTTGCCTTCGGCGGAGGCCTCTTCTGCGGCCTTCTTGTCCGAGGCCTTCTTGTCGTCGAGAAGATCAAGCTGCTTGTTGTCGCTCTCCTTCACCTTCGCCGACGAAGGCAGCAGATCGCGCTTCGTCGCCGGAAAGGTGTGGGGGTTGTCGCTCACGCGACGAAGGCGCCCACCGTCGAACCAGTCGTTGCGGAGAGTTACCTCGATAGTGGCTTCCTGCTTGGCCATGATCAGTACCCCGTGTTCCCGCCGTAGACCTTACGGCTGAACTGATCCTTCGTGAGGAAGGCGTTGATCTTGCCCGCCGTGGTCGTGGTCGTGGCGGTGACACAGAGGAGGCCGAGGTAACGCTCGTATGCCGGGCCTTCGGCCGGCAGGGCGATGCAGGCGATGATGCCGCCAACATTGAGGCGATCATCGTTGGCCGCAGCGTCGTCCGTCACCATGGTGCCCGAGTCCCAGTGCACGGTCGCGCTGCCGTCGACCGCGATTGCGGCCTGGGCGTCGGAAACGAGCTGGAATTTCACCGTGCCGGCGGCTCCGCCGGTGATGATCTCGGTGTCCGTGGTGATGACGAGATAGGTGGGCTCACCGAGCCCAATATCCCGCTGCACGCTCGAAAGATCGATAACGTCGCCGATGAGCGCGGTGCCTGCGGCTGCTGCCACAGAGACGGCGTCGGCGAATTCCAAGTAGTCGTCCATGATCATTGGATCACCTCCTTAGGTTGCCGGGACGTAGGCTTCATCAGCCTTGAGCGCGTCGGCACGTTTGATGGGAACGCCATTGAACTCAGCGGTCATGACACCGCCAACGTTCGAGATGACGAGGGTGGAGTTCTTGACCGCGTTCGCCTGCTGCTGGCGCAGCTTGGTGAGCACCTGCCGGGACATGTAGAAGACCGGCGTGACGCCGCTGAGCGACTGAATGCGCTCGAGTGCTTCGAACATGAGGTTCGGCAGGTTCGGGCCGGTTGCCGCGTCGACGGTGAGAGCCGCCTTCGAGATGTTGGCGATGCGGACGACGTAGCGCCAGTCACGAATGACGAGACCCATGTCCCAGCGATAATGCGTGCGGTAGCCTTCCATGCGGCCGCCTGCGCCGTCGGCGTTCTCGATCGTCACCTGGCCCTTGTCGCTGATCTGCAGACCGGCGTTGGAACCCTTGGGGATGATCCCGTGAGCGGTGTTCGGACCCCAGCCGACGAGCCAGATGGACTGGTTGTCGGTCGGCGTCGTGGCGTCGTTTGCCGAGATGATGTTGTCGCCGGAGTCGGACGTGCGATCGTTGTAGTGCGGCGTGAGGCCGGTGAAGGCTTCGGGCTGCGTGCCTTCGTTGCCGTAGAAGATCGTGCGCTCAGCTTCCTGCCGCATACCTTCGACGTGACCCCACTCCTCCGACATCCGCCATGCAGCGGTGTTGCCGTTGAGATCGGCGAGCGCCTTGTCGACTTCGGCGTAGGCCTCCATCATGCCGGTGTTCGCAGTGATCTGCGCGGTGGTCGACTTCGTCGGCTGGACACCGCCGTTGATCTTGCGCCAGGTCGGCGTGGGGATGCCAGTCCGGACAGTGGTGCGATGACCTGTGGGGAGGTTGCCCTCCTGGAAAGTCATGTCTTCGAGAATGGGCAGTTCCTGCTGCAGCAGCTCCACGATCTCAGCGATATTCCCGTCCGGGTCAGTACGCTTGGAGAGATCGAGAAGCGTCGGGCGAGTCGTAGCCAGAACGGGCATATTATGCTCCTTGCTTCGGTTTCATTGAGGGGTACATGCGATCCGCAAGCGCTTCCTTCGCGACGGCCGGGGCGCCCAAAACTGGCCCTCCTTCACTCAGGTCCTTTGCGATGTTGTGCAGGAACTTGATCACCTGCGGGTGGTTGCCCGCGCCGGTGAGATCGAAGACCTGCCTTAACTCCGGAGAGCCGTATTTGTCGACGAGTTTGGAAACCTCGCCAAGAGTCGGGGCGAGTTTCTCGCCGCCGATTTCGGGGTCAGCGCGGACCTGGTCCTGCCACTGCATCTGCATATTTTCCCATGCAGTCTGGGTTTCGGTAGCGACCTTCTGCATGAGGCCGGACTGGAGATCGATGAGCTTCTGCGCGCGTTCGGCGCCGGAGAGCTTGTCGTCGTTCATGACCTCGAGGAAAGATTTCGAGGCCTCATCATCGACGGTGAAGCCCTCGGGAAACTTGATGGCCTCAAGAGTCAGGGGCTCGGATGCCGGAGCCGCAGGTTCGACTTTTGCGGGCTCAGCCGGCGGGGCATTCGGATCGACCGGCGGGTCAGCCGGAGGCGCAGCGGGGTCCACCGGGGCTGCGGCGGAAATGAGGGACGGCGGATCAACCGGCGTCGAGGATTGATTGTCTGGTTCGGTAGGCATCAGTTGCTTCCTTCTGCATCAGTATCCATCCTTCAGCGTCCGTCGCGAGGATGTCAGCGAGAATACGTTGACCGACGTTCAACTCTCCGCAGGCGAAGCTCATTGTGAGTGCATTCGCCGTGAAGGGGTTCTTCCCAATACCTCCGATGGAAAGGAGGTGGTAGAGAAGTTGCCGGCCTTGCGAGGTGCGAAGAAGTTTTCTGTACTCTTCTTCGATGACGAGTTGGTCCTGTTCGGCCCACTCTTTTTTGAGTTCTTCGATATGGTTATTGTCACTCATTGATATACCATCCTGGATTTCTTGGCAAGGGGGCTCGAGGGCCATATCAGACTCATCGGAGCATGACCTTCCAGTTAAGTACGTCGAATTCGTCGGGTGGGGGCATGAAGCCCCCCGATGTAGGATGCTTGAAATGGAGGAGGTAAACGCCCATCAGCGTAAGCCATATCGTTGCGAAATTGAACGTGCCATATCAGCCCCCGCCCATGAGCATCTGCAGCGCATTGGCCCCGCCGCCTACGTCTGTGGCGGAGAGTTGCTGTGCGGCATCGACGGCGACCCCGCCTGCGGCGAGGGCCTTCTCGGCCTCGATATCGGCGGCCCGTTTCTCCGCGATCCCCCTCGTCGTGTCCGGGTCGTTGAGGGTTTTCGCGGGGATGCCGAGGTCCCTCCCGTAGGTGCGGACGAGTTCATCCCAGTTCACGATGTCGACGACGCCCTGAGCCACGGGGGCGAGGTTGCCCACGAACTGGACGAAGCGCTCGGTCGGGATCGCGGCAACGGCACGCTGGGCGACGGAGAGGATCGAGACGTACTGGATTTCGATATCCGCGTCGGCGATCTCTTCGGGCGGCTCGGGAAGGAGGCCGCTTCGCTGCATGATGGCGTAGACGCGATTGATCGCGGGGTCGAGGGCCTCGTTCTCGAAGCGCTCCAACACCGGGCCGAGGAGCACGAGTTTCTCCTCCCGTCGGGCGTCAATCTCCGTGGCACTGCGGACGGTATCGAGCTGGGAGATCATCTGGAACAGCGGGTTGTGCATGGACTCCCGGATGCGGAGTTGGATTTGCTGGATGTCCGCGGTCATCTCGCCGAGCGGGGGCGCGATCTGGTAGAGGGGTTTGGCCCCGATGCTGTTGGCTCCGGTGATGTAGGTGATCCCGCCGGGGACCGTCGCAGTCGGCCGATGCTGGAGTTGACTGTCGACGACGAGGGGCGGGTTGACGACCTTGTCGATCCCCTGCGCTTTACGAAGGGTTTCTTGCTGGAGCTGCTTGACGTCGCCGATGGACTCCATGCCGGGGGAGAAACCGTAAGCGTCGTTGCTCGCCGTGGACCAACGGACGAAGAGGCCGGGCATCTCATTGAAACCGCGCTGGGCGAGGACTTGGCCCTGGGGTGCGGACTCTTCCCAGTAGGTCTCCCGCCACTTGAAGCGTTTCGAGATTGCGCCCTTGCCGTCGCCGTTGGGCTCGAGCATGTGAACGATGCGGACCTCTTCCTGGGCCGCCGCGCCGCCCTTCTTCCAGAGGTTCAGGGTTTGCCTGGTGACATTCTCTTCGCCCCAGCGGGTCACGGTCTGCTCGACCGTATAGGTGAACTTGCGGGCGAAGGTGTTGACAGCGAGGCGATCGTCCTGGGCGAAGTAGTACTCGCCGAGGGAGGGGTTGTAGCACCGGATGACGGACTCGAAGTCCTCGTAGATCAACATGGCCGAGGTGCCGAAGATCACAAGGTCCAGGTACATCACCGCCATGGCGTTGTAGAAGTTGCTCTCGGAGAGGACGTAGGACATCCGCCGAGTGACCTCGTCGAGCCACACGCGGACCGGAGTGCCTTCCTCATAGTCTTCCTTGTTCGTCACCCGCAGAGAGAACCACGGACGGGCGGGCGAGGTGATCCCATTCATCATGCCCGACGCGAGGACGCGGGCTGCAATCGTGCCCGTCGGGTCGAGAATGTGAGGGTTGCGCATGGATCGCACCCGGCTCGACGTGTTCGCCAGCCAAACGTACCGCTGAGGGAGGTAGTAGTCGGCGAGATCTCGCCAGAACTCGAGATAC